ACAATATAATTGTAAATAAGAAATACATACATAGAAAGGGTAGATGATTGATATGGAGAAGTTAAAAAATGGAAAGGGGTTAACAAAGGAGAATTTGTTGGAATTAATCGAGGAGGAGGAAATTTTCCTCGGCGGAGCAATGAGAAGGAATATTGAAAAAGGAAAGTTGGAGTGGGTTATGAAACATTTCAAACTTCAATATGTCGAAGAGGACCCGGACAAAGTGGAGTTTGAAGAGTTACGTAGCCGTCTTCACAACCTCAGAAGTCGTCATGCTTACTTAGTAGACGATTACGACTTAGGTGGTGGCAGCTCTTTCGGTGATATGGCTATTTCTATCGGGATGAAGAAAGAAGATAGAGACCGTCTTCATAGTAAGATTGACGCTGACCACGAAGAAGCAGTCAAGGTCAGTGAGGAGATCAAAGAAATTGAAAATGCAATTAAAAAGAATGCGTATTTCCGTTTTCTTGGACCTTGCGTAACTGTTTATGATATTTAGAAATAATGGAAAGTACATATTTTTGAAGAAGAATAAAGGAGAAATAAATGAGTAGAAGATTATTAAATTTAATCAATAACAATCAGCCACAACTTCCTGCAAATAAAAAGTTTTTGGCAGATGTTATGAGTTGCATTGAAAGAATAGAACAAGAAGGAAGAAGAAAAGGAAGTAATTATTATAAGCCTTCTTCTTTGCATTGTATGAGAAATATGTATTTTACAAGAATGAAAGCACCACAAGACCCGGAAACAGTAGAATATAATTCAACAGGAATGGCAGATACAGGAACAGCAAGGCATGAGGCATTACAAAATGCTTTATTGAATATGCAGAAAATGGGGTATGATTGGAAGTATTTAGATGTTGCTGAATATGTAAAGGAAAAACAGAAATTCGGCAAATGTAAATCTTTGATAGTAAAAGGAACACAAGGAGCAGAAACACATCTTATAGATACTGCATTAAACTTATCTTTTCGTTGTGATGGAATTATAAGAAGAATATCTACAAATGAGGATTTTCTTTGGGAGTTCAAGAATGTAGTATCATTCAAGTATAACCAGTTAGATAATCATTGTTTGGCACAGCACCATAATCAAGTAATTTGTTATTGCACTGTATTGGATTTAGACAAGGCATTTGTAATGTATGAAAACAGGGATATATGCACACTTGAAGTACCTGAAGTATTTGAAGTTACGCAGGATATGAAGAATTGCTTGTGCAATTATATATCAGAGTGTGAGGGATATGTAGAAAGAATGATAGCCCCTCCTAAAACGGAAAATTCAAATAACTGTAGATTCTGTAAGTATAAAGGGATTTGTAAGAAGGTTGGGTGATTAACATGGAAAAGGAATTAGATTTGGAAAAATGTAAGAGTATCCATCGTGAAATGTGGGAGTATGTGAATAAACAAAAGGACAATTATGACGGTTTGGCTAGGGGTATTTCAAAAAGAAGATTCTGTGAGAAAAATAAATTAAATTTGTTTAATCATTGTGCATTGTGTGAGTACGCAAGACAGCAATGTTGTAAGAACAATAAGAATGTTGTACCTTCGGGTAAATACTTGTGTAAGTATTGCCCAGCATTGTGGGGAACTGAAGATAAGGTAGACAATTACTATTGTGAATGTGGTATATATGATGAAGATTATGAAGGCAGTGATGAAGAATTAAATTGGGTAATATCAAAGTGTGACGATATTATAAATATTAAATGGAAAGACGAGGTTGGATAGAATGATATATATAGGAATTGATCCAGGAAAAAATGGTGGAATAGCATTTATAAATGAATTTAATGAGATTATACAATTATTACCATTTTCAGAGGATTCCTTAATTCGACTGATAAAAAATTGTAGTTCTGATATGAAATGTACTTTAGAACACGTTCACGCAATGCCTAATCAGGGCGTGTCAAGTACATTTAACTTCGGTATGAATTTTGGTTTTATTCAAGGAGTATTAAAAGCATATGGCATTCCTTATGAACTTGTCACACCACAGAAGTGGAAGAAAGAATTTTCTTGCACATCTGATAAAAATACATCTATCGAAGTATGCAAGAGATTATTTCCGGGTGTTAATTTAAAAGCAACAGAAAGATGTAGAAAAGATCATGACGGAATGGCAGAGGCATTATTGATAGCTGAATATGGAAGGAGACATTATGGAAGGAGTTGATAATTATGAGTAGGCGTTTCGAGATAAAAAATTGTTGTGAGAATTGCAGGTATGCCACTAATTATACTGGTTATGATGATTTTGTTTGTGGTCATTGCGGTTCTATATTACGTGCTGAAAGATTTGATTGTGAGTATTTTAAGTTGGATAAATATAGAGGAGGCATTATAATGGCAAGTCGTAGGGATGGAACTGTTTGCAGTTGTTATAAAAATGGAAGATGCTTAGGAACTAAAGAAGTTGAGGTGTGCAATTGCAAAGGGAATACCTCATCGTGCGATTTTTATCCACAAAAAAGAAATAATAAAACTGCTGGAGATATAATGCAAAATGTGGATAATATAAGCTATACAATCAAGGAAATATCAGACAGGCTTGTAAATAAATATTGCAAGGATTTGGATGATTTAATGTCAGTTATTAAAGAACAGTTGCAAAATAATGGGGGAATAACTGATACAGAGTTAGAATTTCTTATAATGGATTTAGCAAATGCTCTTTATTTCACAGGCTCGGCACAAGAAGATTTGGGTATTAAAGAAGATACTTGTAAAGCTATAAGGCAGGAAGTATATTCAAAAGCAAGAGAACAGGCAACCGGAAAAACAGTTGCAGATAAAACGGCACAGGCAGAGCTTATAGCACAAGCAGAAACAATGACACTTGCTATATATTCAAGAGCTTATAAGAAAGTAAAATTGAGAATGGATGCCGGGTACGAGATGTTGAATAGTTTGAAAAAGGTAATGAATAAACGTATAGCAGAGATGGAGTTATCGAATAGTCGTTATATCAATAAAAGTGAGGTGAATTAGTATGACACAAGAAGATTATCAAAGAGCTAAAGTAATCATGCAAGATTTAAGGGCTTTAGATAATTATAGGATTCCATCTTATACTTCAGAGGAACTAAAGAAAGAATTTAGTGATTGGGTTAAGAAAAAGAAAGCATATTTACAAAATGAATTTGATAATTTATAGGAGGAAAATAAAATGATTATAATTGATTCAGATATTATAAAACGCAGTGTTGAATATTATGGGAAAGACGTACAATCTACAGTTTGTATGGAAGAATGTGCGGAACTTATTCAAGCAATAAGCAAAGAAAAACGAGGAAAATCAGACAAAAATCATCTTTCTGAAGAAATTGCGGATGTGCTTATTTGCATTGAAATGTTAATGCAAATTTATAATATACCCGAAATTGCGATATCTTCTTGGATTATAGCTAAGCAAAAAAGAACAATAGAAAGGATTAAAAATGATGCACAATCTACACAAACCAATGCCGACAGGATAAGGAATATGTCGGATGAAGAGCTAGCTGGATTTATCACAGATGATTTGAATTTTGCATGTGAGCATTTTTGTGATGGTTTTGCACTTGGTTGTGCTTTTAATTGCAATAAGAAAAACAAAGCAGCAGCGTTAAAGTGGCTTCAATCAAAAGCAGAATAGGAGAGAACAATGAAAAAAGCAGTTTATATAGAGGAACATCAATGTATTAAATGTCCGGATTTTATATGCATTGAAAAATATTCTATAAATGGTATTGATAGATGGTATTTTAACCTATCTGGAAAATTAAATGGGATTAAGTATTGTCCATATTGTGGTAAAAATTTATATGAGGAGGAATAATAATATGACAAATAACAAAAAACTTATAAGGAATGAATTAGAAGCTATTGAATGTTTGAAAAGCAATACTCCGCTAGGTGGTTATTCGATGCTACAAGAATCTGTCGATATGGCAGTACAGGCGCTTGAAAAACAAATTTCGAAGAATCCATATCACATATCACAAGTAGACGATAATGATAATGCAAATGTGGAGTGTCCAATGTGTCATGCTAAAGCAGATTATGCAGTCAATGCGATTAAAAAAGGATATTGTTGGAACTGCGGACAGTTGCTGGATTGGAGTGGTCCCTTTGACAATGCAAAGTTATTAAAAAGTGAGGAATAATATGTCAGAGAGTGAAGCAATAAAAATATATAATACCGTTGGTTTTGCAACATCTTTTAGCAATCAACAAGGGATACCGCTGAATACAACTAAAGAGGAGCTTACAGAATCAATGAGGATGGCAATACAAGCATTAGAAAAGCAGATATCTAAGAAACCGACATATGAAGGCGATGGCTACGCAGATGGACATCTTGTATATGACACATGGATCTGTCCTTGCTGTGAAAAGCGTTATGAGGTTGATTATGATAATTATGACTACTGTCCGAATTGCGGACAGAAATTAGATTGGGAGGATGACGATGAGTAATCTTGATTTGATTATAAAAGATTTGAACAAAAAAATGAAAGTAGGAAATATTCAGTTAGGAGTAGACTTTCAAGAAGTACAGAAAATTCCATTTTCATCATGTAGATTAAACTATATGACATATGGTGGAATCCCAGTTGGAAGAATAGCAGAATTCTATGGAGCAGATGGAAGTGGAAAAACCACTACTGCTATTGATGTAGCAGGAAATGCTCAAAGAATGTTTCCAGATAAAAAAGTGTTGTTTGTGGATATTGAACATACCTTCGATTCTTGCTGGGCAACAAAGTTAGGATTGAACTGTGACGATATAATTTACCTTGACCCGGATAGCATGGGAGCAGAAGAAGTCTTTAACATGATGATTGAACTAATAGATAGCGGAGAAATAAGTTTGTGTGTATTAGATAGTATAGGTGCTATGGTGTCTATGCAGGCAAACGAGAAGCAGATAGGAGAAAGAACTTATGGTGGAGTAAGTATGGCATTAACTGAATTTAGCAAGAAAATAACTCCAGTTCTTGCAAGAACACAAACCGCTTTTATAGGAATAAATCAAGTAAGAGACGATATGAATAGTATGTATGGAGGAACTACTACGACAGGAGGCAGAGCTTGGAGGCATAGTTGTAGCACACGTCTTGAATTTAGAAAAGGTAACTATATTGATGAAAAAGGCAACAATCTTTCAAGAGCTTGTGAGAATCCGGCAGGTAATATAGTTAATGTAGCATTAGTGAAATCTAAAGTATGCAGACCCGATAGAAAAGTAGGATTTTACACATTGAAATATCTTGAAGGTATTGATTATGTGTCAGATGCAGTAGATGTTGCTATCAAGATGGGACTAGTTGCACAAGGCGGAGCATGGTTCTCTTTAGTTGATATAGAAACAGGGGAAATTCTCAATAAATTCCAAGGTAAATCTAAGTTAGTTGAACACCTAAAGGAAAATGATAACTATACAGATTTTTATTCAAAATTGGAGAAATTATTAAATGAAGAGTAATGCCTATCTAAACGGACAAGATATATTGAATTGGTATAAGACTCCAGTTGAAATGGAGTTTACGAATAAAGGGTTCCCGATATTGGAACCCTTAAAGTCGTTATCTATACCAAGACGAGGATTAAGAACATTGCCTTTTAATTATGCATTATCTAATAAAGATAAAGATTACTTTGTGCATTTCTATATACAAGATTATTTATTTAACAGAATATGGAATAATCCTCAACGATATATTGATATATTGAAAAAATATAAAGGAATTGTGATGCCAGATTTTAGTCTTTATACAGATATGCCTGAACCATTGCAAAGATTCAATCATTATAGGAATTTGTGGTTTGCCAGAATGTGTCAGATGCAAGGTATTATAGTAATTCCATCCCCTAATTGGTCAACAAAGGATAGTTTAGAATGGTGTCTTGAAGGAATGCCAAAAGATAGTGTTATCATGCTATCCGCAGTGGGAAGCATTAAAAATCCGCAGGTATTTGATAACTTTATTTATTGTGCTAAATATGTAGAAGAAAGATTGAATCCTATTCATATTTTATTAAGGTGCCCGGAAAAAAGTCAGGAAAGAATAAAATCTTTTATAACTACTACTTGTAGTTTTGTAAATTATACTGTATAATACGAGTGAAGGGAGTTGATTATTATGGGCGGAAGAAGTTCTTTTAGTGGTAAACAATCTGGACTTATTACAAGCAGTTCCTCTAATTACGGTGTTCCGGGAACTTACGAGGTTCATAGGTCTGGAGATTTATCAGCACCTAATAAAATGATTTTTTTAAGCGCATCGTTCGGGGAGGCGAGTAATTATGGAAAGGAATCGAATAAAAATATTGACACATATCACATCAAGCTAAATAATCCATTGGTTGTAAATGGTTCAACAGATGGAGAAATGCTTAGAAATGCATGGGAAAAGTTACACCCAGGCAAGTCCTATCCTAAAGGTCCTATGACTTCTAAGAAATGGCAGACAAGGGATAAGGAGAACGCTTCGGCTTTATCCAAAAGTTCTTATGACGCTATTATTTATAAAAAACCTAGTGGAAGGCACGAAGTTCAAATAACCAAAAAAGATGCAAATAAATTAGTTAAGACAAAAACAACAAAGCATTCCGGTAAAAGGTACACATACGATAACCGATGGATATAGTATGCCGAAAGGAGTTGATTAAAATATGGGAGGAAGAAGTTCAGCAAGCAGAAAGATAAAGCAGAAATACGAATCTAGAGTTAGAGGTCAAATATCAAAAATGCAAGCAGGACTGTTGTATAAAAGCGTTAAAAATGGTGATGTAAAAGCGTTACCTGAAACAACAAGGTTATTCTACAATGAATCCGATGCCTCAATACGATTTGCCAGTGAGAGGTACTCACAAGACTATCTTTTTTATGATAAATCAGATAATTTAACAACGCACTTAATGAACAAAGATTATAAAAAAGCACAAAAAGTTATAAATGATATAGAATCAGACTTAATAAGTAGAGCAGGAAAGAAAAGCGCTTATTATAAGTATAAAAAGTAAACTAAAACCACTAGGAATTTTCTTAGTGGTATTTTTTGAAAAATTTTCAAAAAATACTTGACAATTACCTTTTTATGTATTACAATATATACATAAGATAAAGAAAGGAAACCATTTGGTGAAAGGTAAAAGGATATGACAAGAACAGATTTTAACAAATATTTATTAAGCTTAGATTTAGATGAAGAAACATTTGAGAAGGCTAAGGACTTAGCAACGACGATGGTAGCATATGGAATGTCATATGAAGAATGTGTGAAAATCGTAGCTAAAAATATCTAGGTTAGGAGGATACATATTATGACAAACACCGCTATTATATTAGGATATATGCGAATGAACCAGTTAGACCCAAATAAAATTGTGCTACATACATATGCACAATGGAAGAAACTAGGGTATCAAGTAAAGAAAGGAGAAAAATCAAAGCATAGAATTTCCGTGTGGAAACGGTCTATCAAAAAAGTAGAAAACGAAGATGGGGAAAAGGAAGAAGTTGATAATGGAAGATATTTCTTGAAAGAGTCAGCATTCTTCTCACAAGACCAAGTAGAAGCGGTGAGTAAATGAAAAAGTATATTTAATAGGAGGAAATATAAAATGGAACGCATCGGAAGTAACTCTATGAGAAGAGTAACAAAAAAAGAATTGATTGAAGCTATAAACAAAACATTCCCAGATGATGATGTTATGAAAGACAACTATGTAATTGCAGTGATTACGGAAGTATCATGTCATTATAATGACCCAGTATTACAATCAATACAATTTGGAAAGAATTTAATATTCTAGGAGGAAATATAAAATGAACAGAGAATCGTGTGAAACGCTAATTTTACAAAAATTAAAAGAAATAAAAGCTATTGCTAAAGAATACAATAAAAGCGATACAAGTAATTTAACCATGTTCATTATGGATGATGGTAATGATTATATGTCAGTTTATAGTTCTAACGAAGAATTTCCAATAGATGCTACTTCTATAGAAGGGAAGGTGTATCATTTTGGCAACTAGAGATTATTCAGATAAACAGGAAAAGCATATAGCAAAAGTAACCGGAGGAAAAGTACAAAGCAATTCCGGTGGAACAAAGTTCGGAGGGGGTGATGTTCATACAGATAAGTTCTTTATAGAAGCAAAAACACCAACAAAAGAACAAACCTCTTTTACAATTAAAAAAGAGTGGATAACTAAAATGAGAGAACAAGCATATGAACAAGGAAAAGAATGTTGTGCTTTAGCTTTTACATTTGACCCAGATAAGCAACAGAATTATTATGTTTTATCCGAGAAAGAATTTATTGAATATTTAAGATATAAGGAGGAAGACAATGATTAAAGAATTTTTTGAAGAACACGATCATTTATGTTTTAAACTTCAACATATTGGTAGATATGGTGGTGGATGGCAAATACGAATATATAATACTACATTAGACTTCGGTTGTACTGAGCCTATTTATAAGCATATTGTATTAGATTCTGAGATCAATGATTCAAATGCAGATTTTGAAACTATGATAATGACTCCGGTCATTAACTGGTGGAAAGAATTCGACCAATACAAGGTCGGTACTGTTTCAAACTCTTGCAGTACCATGCATAAGATTGCTGATAAAGAGTTTACTAAAGAAGATTTCAGCTGTGAACATTTAGATTTATTGAATATAGCACCAAGTTATGATGTGAATTTTAATTATCCCCTTGTTACAGCTATTAAATATTTGAATTCTGCAAGGGAAAAATTCATCAAAACAAAAGACAAGGCTTATTGGTGGCAGATGATACAGTCACTTCCATCATCATATAATCAAACAAGAAATGTTATGTTGAATTATGAAGTATTAGCTAATATGTATCACTCAAGGAAAAATCATAAATTGGATGAATGGAAAGAGTTCTGCAAATGGATTGAAAAGCTTCCACTGAGTGATTTAATCACGCATAATGCGGAAAAAATAATGATGATAAAAGAAAAATAAATGAATCATATAATAGAAAGGATGGAGATATCTAATGGCAAACCAATCATTAGCAGTAAAATATAGACCAACTTATTTTTATTCGTTAACTGAGCAGTCAGCAATAAAAGAAATTTTAGAAAATCAGGTTAAAACAAAGACTTTTCAACATGGTTACTTATTTACCGGTCCAGCTGGAACAGGTAAGACAACATCAGCAAGAATTTTTGCGAATATGATAAATGTTGGAAAAGGAAATCCTATTGAAGTAGACGCCGCAAGTAATAGTGGGGTGGATAATATTAGACAGATTATTGAAGATGCTAAAAGAAAACCGCTTGATGCAGAATATAAGATATTCATTGTGGATGAATGTCATTCGTTATCAAATGGAGCATGGCAGGCATTATTAAAGACACTTGAAGAACCCCCAAAATTTACGATTTTCATTTTTTGCACAACGGATCCACAGAAAATTCCTAATACGATTTTATCAAGAGTTCAAAGATACAATTTCCAAAAGATAAGTAATGAGGGAATTGTGAAAAGATTAAATGGTATAATTGCAGAGGAAAATAGAGAAATGATAGAAGCTGCCGGAGGTTCACAGGATGCCATCAATGATATAGAATGGGCTAAGCACGAAGATATTGACTGTATAGACTGTGATGAAGATGCTTTGGAATATATAGCAAAGGTCTCATCTGGAGGAATGCGTGATGCTATTACACTTCTTGATAAATGTCTTTCATTATCTCATGATGTGACGTTGGAAAATGTATTGAAAACAATAGGAAGTGAAGATTATAGCACATTCTTTGATTTTTTAGATAGGTTGTGCAACAAAGGAAAAATGAGCATAACAACAATTGAAAATGTTTATAACTGCGGTAAAGATGTAAAACAGTTTATGAAAGACTTTGCCAAATTCATTTTAGAAGTTGAAAAATATCTAATTTATGAGTCAACTGATTATATCAATATACCAAGTACACAAGAAAATATTGATAAGCTATCAGAGTTTAAATCTTTGTCCACAGAAGTTTATAATGTAATGGATTTTGTACTTATGTTGAATAGTCAGATTAAGTGGGAAAACGAACCAAAGACATTGATTGAATTATCTATTTTGATTTATTGCGGAAAGGAGGATTAGTATGTTGAAAGGAAAAGTTTGCAAAGTGTTGACTGATACGGATGATAACTTTTCAAAAGGCGAGTTAGTAGTGGTTTTGGAAGAGCACCCAGTTCCATATTGCTGCCCTTTGGAAAAATATAATCCAAAACTACCTAGAAGCAAGTATAATCGTAGTGTTATTCATCAGTTATATTGCTACGAACTGGAGGTGCTATATGATTGGACAGAAAAATAATATAGATACTCTTATTCAGTGGCGGTGCAATAAGTCAGTACCTAGATTCATTATAATTTCAGGAGATATTGGTAGTGGAAGATTAACCCTTGCAAAAGTCATTATAAAAATGATAAACGCAAAAGGAATAATCATGGGAAACAGTATTGCAGAAGTCCGGGAAACAATAGAAAATGCTTATACTATTACAGAACCTACTTGCTATATTTTTAGAAATGCGGATGATATGAAAAATGAAGCAAAAAACGCACTTCTTAAAGTTGTGGAAGAACCGCCGAATAACGCTTATTTTATAATGACGGTCCAGAATGTAGATAATATGTTAGGCACGATTAGAAGTAGAGGAACTATTCTTAAAATGGAGCCTTATACTATTCAAGATTTACAAAAAGTAACAATGGACGAAACTCTATTAAAATACTGCACCAATATAGGTCTCCTAAATACACCAAAGGACAAGGTTCTTCAAGCAGAGAAATGTGTGGATGATGTGCTTGAAGCATTTAGGACTAGAAGTGGTACTAAATTGTTGAAAGCAACTACACAGTTAAAGGCTAAAAAGACTGACGAAGATAAAGTAGATTGTTTGATTTTTATGAGGATATTTGAACAGAAATTATATGATTCTTATGGATTCTGTTCTCTTTCTTTATGTATCATAAAAGATATCTGTTCATGCAGACAAGAGTTGCAAAGAAGCAGTATCAATAAAAAAGCTAGCATTGAATCAATGCTTATTAAGATTATGGAGGGATTAAAAAATGGAATTTGATGAAATTATGGTAATGTTACTAAGGTCTTGTAATAAGAGATTTACGGAGACTGTAAGCTTAAGCGAAAAGCTATTAGATTGTGCTACAAAAATCTATATTGCGGAAATGAAGGAGAAAAATAATGCAGAAATGAAGGAGAAAAATAATGCAGAAATTTCCGAGAAGATGGACTAAATTGGAATGTGTTAATTTTCTCCAAAGGAAAATCATATTAAACGCAATAGCATATTATGAGTTAGATTCTCCAAAATTATCTGATAAAGAATATGACGAATTAAGCTACCAATTAGTTGAATTACAAAAGGATATAGATATCCAAAAAACACAATATGGATATGCGATGTACGATTTTGACGGCACAACAGGTTTTGATCTATATGATAGATTAAATGAGCATGATAAGGAATATTTAATGAATATAGCTTGTCATTACTTAAACAAATCAAAAATAGAAAAGCAAAAAATTAAAAAATTAGGAGGTGCTTTATTTTGAAGCCTTATGAAGAAAGAGTGATTCCATCTGGATGGAAAAGAGACGAGTTTATTAAATGGTGCAAAGATTGGGATGTGGTAATAGGTAAACTTAATAATTGTGGTATTGATTTATCTGCTATAAAGCTGATAGATGATGGGAGGGATAAAAATGGAACTGCGTGATTTGATGGAAAAAGTATCATCATTTAATATTCCACATTATTTGATATTTTTTGGTGAAGAACAAAAAATCATTGACGAGTATATTCAGCAAATACGAAATTCCATTAAGCATACTTATATTCCCTGTGAGAGTGTTCAGTCTGTGTTGAATATAACAAGAAGAAAAACCCTTGATAAAAGATGTAGAATATTCACAGTGATAGATGATTTTACATTTTCTAAAAATTCAGATGCATGGGAGATTATTAAAAAACAATTCAATAATTCAAAAGATTATTTAATTCTAAGATATAATACTCTCAGCAGGAAGGAGTCTTTCTACAAGAAGAATAAACAAAATTGCGTTCAATTTTCGCATTTAAGCGGTGAAGTGTTACAACAATACATTCAATGCGATTTACCCGATTTAAGTGACGAAAATATAAGCAAGTTGATTGGCTATTGCAATAATGATTATGGTAGAATATTGTTTGAAATTGATAAAGTCAAACAGTATATGAAGTTTATTAAATCAAAGAATGAAGATAAATGCTTTGAAGAGTTAGATAAACAAGGGATCTTTCATAAAGAAATTGGAGATATCACTTTTGAATTAACTAACGCAGTTTTAGGTGGATATCCAGAAAAAGCTATACAGAAACTAGATGAAGCAAAACGAAAAGGTGAACCTGCAATGATGATAGCTTCTATACTTTACAATGGATTTAGAAATTTACTTGCATATCAAGGACTTGGTAAAAATAAACAAGGAGCGATGGAAAGAACTGGAATGACAAAAGGAGAGTTATGGGGATGCACTAAGAATGTTGGCGGTTACAATATTGAAGAAGTAAAAAGAAATATGTTACTTTGTCAAGAAATAGAATCCGGAATTAAGATGGGAAAGATTGATGAAGATATATCATTGGATTATTTAATTCTGAAATGTCTGGCTTAATTCTTATTGTGGTGAGTTTATTCTCACCACTTTTTTATAAAAATTTTCAAAAAATCACTTGACATTTTTCTTTTTATGTATTACAATATATTTGTAAATAAGAAATACATAAAACAAGGAGGTACAAAGTTATGAGAAAACAATTTATTAAAAATGTTTTAGACACAGAGGTAGACGGATTTGCTTGTACTATACGGTATATAGTTAGAGCAATGTACGATGTAATTGATGCTGATGGATTTGCAACAATTGAGCAAAAAATAATTGAGGATGTAACCTTTACCAGTGATGAGATCGAGGAAGAAGGGGGACAGGCTAAGATATTAGATGATCTCAAAGAGTGCTATGCTCCGCTCTACAGCAACTAGTAAGGAGGGGAAATAGTGAAACAAATATTTAGTCAAATACATAGATATAGTGAACAGGAATTTGAAGAGGGTAAACCATTTGAGTTTACCCTTCCAGCAAGACATTGCGGAGTAACTTATGCTGTAAAGCATATGGAATCAAATAAAATGGAAGTAGGAAAGTCATATAAAATCACTGTCAAAAAATATATGACAGAACCTGCAACAACTACATTTGATTTCCAAGATAAATGGAATAATGGACATCCAATGCCTTTATGCACTATGCAAGGGGGAGTTATAAAAGAAACTCGTGGAATGTATTATATGGAACTGGAAAAAGATGATATAAGCTGGACTGGTTGGGTTATCAAATCAGCTATAAAAAATTTTGAAAAAGCAAAGGAGAAATAATTATGAAAAAATTAAACGATGAACAAAGAAAGTTAGTTGAGGATAATGAAGGACTTATTTGGTATATTGGTTCAAAATATATCGGTAGGGGGTATAATCCAAATGAAGAGTATGGAGAGTTAGCTTTGGGATTATGTAGAGCGGCATTGTCTTATAATAAAGACAGTGGAGTGAAATTTAATACATATGCTAGTGCCGTTCTTACTAATGTTGTGAAAACATATTTTAGATTAGCCCAATGTGATAAAAGAAAAATATCTTCATATACTATAAGCCTTGACCAGGAGGTGTATGAAAGAGATGGAGATTCATTGTGCCTTGATGATATGCTTGGAACAGAATATTTAGAAGATAGTTTAATATTATTTGATTTAGAAGATATATTAGATGAAAGAGAATTGACTGTTTGTAAGTTGCGCTATCAAGGAATGAATCAAGCTGAGATAGCTAGCATAATAGGAATATCTCAAGCTGGAGTATCCAGACTATTAAGCAGGGCAAAAAAGAAAGTAGAGGAAGCAATATGAGACGCGGAGATGTATATTGGTTAGACCTTGATATGTTATTTCCTGACGGAAAACATTATCAACGAGGATTTAGACCTTGTGTTGTTGTTAGTAACGATAAGAATAATCTATATTGTGATGTAGTTCAAGTTGTTCCATTAACAACAAAGAAAGATTATCTTCCAATGCATGGTAGATTATGTTTTCAAATAAATAATAGATTAAATTATTGTCTGCCGGAGCAGATGTTGACAGTCGATAAAAAATATCTAAAAAATTATAGTGGAACAATAAATAAAGATGATGTGAAGATATTAAACGAATGCATCAAATTACAATTATCATTAGGAGGTAAAAAATAATATGAATGAATTAGAGCAGGCAACTTGTAAAAGATGTGGACGAAAATTAAGAAACCCGAAAGCAATAGAAATAGGAATGGGGGAGACGTGTTGGAAAAAATGGAAATCTCAAAATAATCATAAAAAATTATGGAAAGTAAATAATAATGAAAAACATAAAAAAGAAAAATTGCTTAATATATCATTAGGAATAATTATTGTTTTAATAATATTACTTGCCGGGCATATAGAATATAGATATTCAGTACATGAAGATAAGTATGCTAATTTAACAAAACAAGAACAACACGAAATGTATCTGCAACATATAAAAGATAAATAAAAATTACGAAAATGCGGGAGGATGTAAATAAAAACATCCTTCTTTTATTTACAAAAAATAATTAGTATATTATAATAATACTAAAAAGGAGGTGTGCATATGGCAGATTTATCTAAGCTAATGTATAAATTACAATTAGCATTAAAACAAAAAGGAGTATTGGTGTATATAAACACATATCAATTTTATTCTGCGGAGCAAGATAGATTTATTAAAATGTATAAATTAGTTCATAATAAGAAAGAACTAATAAATACAGCTTCTCAAATAAAAGCAACAAGTGAATTGAATAGATTATGGCAGGAGGTAAAAAATGAGAAAAGAGACTGAAAAAGAAAAGGAATGTAAGAAACATCTTAATCCAAGACAGATTTTATTCGTACAAGAATATATGAAAACGAATAACGTGACACAATCATCTATTAGTGCAGGATATATGCCTAAAGGAGCATATGCACAAGGTTCACGCTTGTTAAAAGATGTAAGAATTCAAAATTACATCGAAGCAATAAGGGAAAGATTGGATGATGCAAAGATTGCTGATATTCAGGAAGTAATGGAATATCTCACATCAGTAATGCGTGGAGAGAAGAAAGACCAATTTGATTTAGAAGCAGCATTGAGTGAAAGAACAAAAGCCGCAAGTGAGTTGGCTAAGAGGTTAGATGTAAGAGCAAAGAATATCAATGTAGAATGTGCAGTTAATATTATAGACGATATTCCGGATGATGCTGAGATTGAGGATGATTTAGATGAAGAAAGCAATTAAGGGTAGACCACTTTCAAAGTGCATTGGAAAAGCATTTTATAGTGTACATAAGGATATACAAGCTGGAAAGCATACTTATTATGATTTGACTGGCGGACGTGGTTCCTTGAAATCTTCGTGTGTGTCTGTAGAGATAATCTATAACATGATGAAGAAGGAAAATAAAAATAAACACGCTGTCATCTATAGAAAAGTAGGAGATACACTTGAAACATCAGTATTTGCACAAATAGAATGGGCTATTGATATATTAGGCGTTTCTCGTTTATGGAAATTGACTAAATCCCCAATGAGAGCCGAATATCTCCCAACTGGACAAAAGATTATATTCAAGGGATTGGATAAAGCGGCAAAATCAAAATCAATCAAAGTGCCATTTGGATATATAGGTTACTTATGGTTTGAGGAGTTTGATGAATTTTCTGGAGAAGAAGAAATCCGTAAAGTACAACAATCTGTCATTCGTGGTGGAAATGACTTCGTTGTGTTCAAATCAATGAACCCGCCTAAATCAAGACAGAATTGGGCAAATGACTATATAGAGAAAGAGAAATTGAGAAAAGATACACTTGTATCTCAAACAACTTATCTAACATCACCGAAAGAATGGTTAGGTCAACAGTTTATAGATGATGCTGAATGGCTTAAAATGGTGAATCCCAAAGCCTATGAATATGAGTATCTTGGCATTCCTATAGGAAATGGTACAGAAGTATTCGATAATCTTGAAATTAGACAAATAACAGATGAAGAAATAGCAAGATTTGATAGATTATATAGAGGAGTTGACTGGGGATGGTTTCCAGATCCATTCCATTATGGTTGTATGCATTATGATAGTGCTAGAATGATATTGTATATTTTCGAAGAGTTCCGGACAAACAAAATGCGGAATAGTGAAACAGGAAAAATCCTCAAAGATAAATTCAATCTTGGAAGATATGATGTAGTAACTTGTGATAGTGCTGAGAATAAGTCCATCGCAGATTATAGAAGTTATGGAATAAACGCAAGGGGTGCAGACAAAGGCCCAGATAGTGTAAGATATGGCATGAAGTGGCTACAATCCCTTATCAAGATTGTTATAGACCCAGTAAGATGCCCGGAAACTGCTAAAGAATTTAAGAAATACGAGTATGAATTGGATAAAGAGGGCAATCCTACTTCGGTGTACCCGGATGATAATAACCACAGTATTGATATGACAAGGTATGCAATGGAACGAGTATGGAAACGAAAAGGAAAATAATTTGATTTGTAATTTTATTTGCAATGTTGTATTATAAAAAGACAGAGGAGGTGAAATGCCTAATGAGTGTTACTAGATTGACAAAAGACCAATTCATTCCTTTTTTGGATATAAATAAAGACAAAACATTTGAAAATTCAAATTGGACAAGAATTGATTATTCGACGATTTTTGAATTAACAATAAACGAGACGGAAGAAGATATACATTATATCTGTTTCGAAAATCCAATAACAGTTGTAACATCTAATAAGCCAGAACTTCCACAGGAGATAGCATTATACGAAGGAAATCCTATGTATGATTTTATGTTTGACCAATTATATAATCTTCCTATAGGAGAAGATTGTAAAGTGCCTTTTATCTTGGCATTTGGAGGTTCCGAAAAACGTGCTTGGCGTGGCATATGCACAATATCAGGAAAGACACTGAACACAATTGACGGCAGAATATCTTTCAGCATGAAAATTGGAGGAGAAATAACCAAAGGATTTTATAAGATTACTGATGGAAAAGTAGTTTTTAGCACACAGAACACACCAGAACCTACTCAATCTTGTGGTACAATAGCTGAAATATCAGTCGGTGAAGATGATACAAATTTGCCCTATAGTACAATAAGAGAAATTGGAATATGTCCGATTTCTGTATTATACTATATGAATAATAAAGTAAATGCATCGGGAGATGTTATAGATTTAATTAGAATAAAGTGTTTGAAGAACAAAGAAACTTTGAAAACTTACACAAGTGTAGATTGGAGTTGATTATATGAAAGAAATAAATGTTGACCTTGGAAAATTAAAAACACACACAGAACAATTGACCTTGATAAAAAATGATCCAGAAGGACAAAAGGATGTATGGTTAGAAATTTTTGGATTATCCGCAGAAGATGGATTTACAGTTGAAGTTGGAATCTATAAAGGTGCTTCCAAACAATTTCATTACTGGGAAATTTGTCATAAAGGAAGAGTTTTCGTACATTTAATACCTTGGCAACGCACTGATGATTATGTGTTGTCTGAGATGCGAGTTTATATAGGAACAAATATGGTTGATTGGTACGGTGATAATAATGTTTTTGACTTGCAAATATTTATTTTCGATAATAATTTACTTGTTGCATATGTTCACAGTTCGATAATGTCAGATGGATTTAATAACGGTATGGTTATTATTCCCCCAAACGATGCAGCATTAGAATTTGGACAAATACGTTATGATATGTATTCCGCCGGAATTGCGTCAGGAAATGAAGACGGTGTTTTGGGTGCTTTAAATTTTCACGGAGGTATAGATACAGTAAGTACAGCACTTACAGAAACATTATATGAATATTTTCAAGATGCGGTAATGGCTTCTCCTAATACACCATCAAGAAAAACTAGGGACAATGGAATTCTTGTACTAAGAGATTTTTCGTTATGCGGTTCTGATTTTGTTCCTCACGTAGTAGAAAATATGTGGATGATATGTTCAATGCCAACAGCATTGTTGACGCAACGGTTTATTAAACTAAATGGTACGAAGCATATGATTATTAGATCAAAGAAAGATAGTGAACAATCGTGGTTTCTGCTTGCTAATACTGGCGAGGAGTATACAGGAAGCAATGAAGAAAATAGTTGGTAGACTAATTAAGAAAAAAACAACAGTAATAATATCGTGATTTAGAAAGACTAAAAAGTCAAGGAGGAGGCGAAATCATGAAAGCAAATATATTGGGTACTACTTATAAGATTAAACGAAAAACCTTGAAAAATTCAAATACAGATGGGTGGTGTGACAATACAAGTAAGACAATCGTTATAAGAAAAGACAACTATAACAATGTTGGAAATTTTGAATATTTAATGAAGAAACAGTTAAGGCATGAAATTATACACGCTTACCTTTCGGAAAGCGGTTTGCAATCAAATTTTGAAAATTGCACACAATGGGGACACAACGAAACGATGGTAGATTGGATAGCGATACAATTTCCAAAAATATACAAAACATACGAAGAATTAAATATTTTGAACTAATTGAAAGGAGATTAAAAATGGCACAAAGAGTAGTAATACCTGGATTTAGAAAGATTGAAACAAGTGGAGGCGGAGAAGGAACAGGTAACTATAATGACTTGCAGAATAAACCGTCTATAAACAATGTTCCTTTGGTAGGAAATCTAAAGACAGTAGATTTGAAACTGACAGACCCAACATTGACAGAAGAAGGAGTTCCAGCAGAAGCAAAAACAGTAGGAGAAAAGTTAGAAAAACAATCTACTTCTTTAACGGAATTATCAGAACAATTAGGAAGTCATACAGTAAAAAGTGATGTACCAGAAAATGCAGTATTTACTGATACAGTATATGATGATACAGAAATAAAAGAAAGCCTTTCAGAACAATCCTCAGAAATGATGGATATTAAAATGCTGGGATGGAGTGTACCTAAAGAATGTCCTATACAGAATGAAGTAAATGAAAATCAGTTTATACAGAAAGTTGGTAGAGTTGATTTAGGAAGTTTAGACTATGGAGAACAGGTGGCTTATGGTGTTTACACCTATGCCATACAAGATAAAATTAAAGTTCATTTAGATACAGAAACAGCTTCGAATATATATTGTAGAGATTATTTGACAGTATCTTGGAATAAGTTAACTAGCCAAGGCAAAGTAGATACCAACTATATAGCTAGTAGTGGAGACGGAGCAATAGGTTTCAACACGACACGTTCCGCTGAACAATTTAAGGAAGCAATGCAAGGTAAATATCTTTATTATGAACTTGCAACTCCTATTACTACCACGATTGATGGAAACGAAAAAGTGATAAAAATTACAGATGATGTAGCATCTTTGTTGAAAAGAATTGAAGCATTAGAGGCACTTACACCTAAAACAGACACAGATACAACGGTAACTGAATAATATAAGGAGAAATAAGTCATGATTAAAAAATTATTGAATTTAATCTATGAAGCCATCGGAAAAATGATTGGGTATAAATCAATTACCGATGCTTTTGAAATTGATGATACCGGCATATCAGACGAAATGTCGAATGCCTTGGATGTATGGAAATCCATGTATAAAGACGAAAGTCCTTGGCTTGACGATGTTAAAGGTGTATATTCTTTAGGATTGCCTAAACAGATATGCCAATCTTTGCAACAGCAGACATTGTCTGAAATGGAAACATCTATCTCAGAGCCTGGAGTTGAAGATTCTATAGAACAGGATAAAGATGATGTCATTGATACAAGAGCTAAATTCTTGAATGATATTTACCAAAAAAGGCTTATTAAAAATCTACCTCAATCTTTTGAGAAAGCATTGGCTCTTGGTGGGATGATTGTAAAGCCGTACATGAGCAATGGACAGTTATATCTTGATTTTAACCAGCAAGGGGAGTTCTATCCTATAACTTTTGATGATGATGGAAATATCATTGACGTTGCTTTTTTTGACCAGTTCACTTCCGGAAAATATGTCTATACAAAAGTAGAAAGACAGACATTCTCTTTTGATAAGAAAATGGTAGTGGTGGAGAATAAGGCATTCAAAGCACAGTTACGCACACCGGATGATGAAGTAGAGCAGGAACTTGGACAAGAAATACCATTATCATCCATTGACCGATGGAATGGAATTAGTGAAGAACCGGTAACGATTGAGAACACAGAAAAGCCATTGTATGGATATTTCAAAGTTCCCCTTGCTAATAATGTCGATATGAAATCACCGCTTGGAATTTCAATTTTCAATCCTGCGGCAAAATTGATTAAAAAAGCTGATGAACAATTTAGCAGACTTGATTGGGAATACAAAGGCGGACAATTAGCAATTGACGTTGACCCAACAGCAGTAACATATAGTGAAGGTTACTATGGAACAAAAACTAACTTGGATGACTTACAAGACAGATTATATCGTAGATTAGATACAGGTTCTGACGAAACCTATCATGAATGGGCTCCTTCTTTGCGAGATGCGAATTATATAAATGGACTCAATGTTTATACAAATAAGATTGAAGATATGATAGGACTAGCAAGAGGAACATTGTCCCAAGTAGAATTAGACGCAAGAACAGCTACCGAAATCAAACTTGTTAAGCAAAGAACCTATATCACGGTTTCCGATTTACAGAAAGCTTTAGACCAATGTTTGGTAGATGTTGTATATGCAATGAATGTTTTTACAGAATTGTATAATCTAGCACCGGCAGGAGATTACGATACAAATATAGATTGGAAAGACAGCATTTTGACGGATACAGATACAGAATTGGAGCATAAATTGACACTTCAAACTGCAGGTATTTTAAGCAAGGCTGAAGTTCGTTCCTGGTATACTGGCGAATCTGTAGAAGCCGCACAATTAGAGATTGATAAGATGCAAGAACAGGCACAGCAGAACATGATGAACGACTTGTTTAGTTCAACAGAAACTAAAGACAATTCTTTAGAATATAATCCTACAGATAAACAAGACACATTAAATCAGAATAATCAATCTAATAATGAGGAGTGATGTTAAGTGGCTTTATCAAAGGATGAATTAACGAACATTGCTTTTAGAATTGCTGATAGATTCGAAAAAGTCAATCTCTTTTATCTTTCCAAAATGGCAGAACAGATAAAAGAGATTGGTAAACTAGATAAAGACAATATGCACAGGTTAGAACAGATGGCTAAGATGGGTAATAACATTGAAGAAATAAACCTATACCTTTCAAAGCAATCCGGATTAGCCCTGCAAGATATTTATAAACTGTATGATAAAAGTGCCGGTGAAATATACAAAGATGTTGCTTATTTATATAAGCATAAGGGAATTACTCAACCTGTTTTTTCTAAAAATACCGCAATACAGAATTATATTAGTTCTGTCCGAAATTTAACTGCTGGCACATTTGCAAACATGGCAAATACAACTAGCATTGCCAAGGATTATAAAGATGCTATTGATTTAGCGATAGACACAGTAGCAACCGGAATGGACGGATATCAAGATGCTTTAGAAAGGATTATTCTCGATAAAGCAACACAAGGAGCAAGGGTTCAATATTCAAGCGGACGAACAAGAAGATTAGATAGTGCGGCAAGGATGAACATTTTAGAAGGAGTTCGTCAAGTCAACTACGGGGTGCGATTAGAAGCAGGAAAACAATACGGTGCAGATGGCATAGAACTAGATGCTCATGGATTATGTGCGGAAGACCATTTACCGTATCAAGGAAGACAATATAGTCTTTCCAAATACAATTCAATAAATGCAAGATTAAAAAGACATTTTGGAACTTGCAATTGCCAACATGGAATATCTTATATAATTCTTGGTGTATCACCTCCAACATATGATGATAAAGAATTGCAAAACATAAAAGACTATTCAAACGAAAAAATAAAAATAGGCGATAAAGAAATAACAAGGTATGAAGCAAGTCAAGTGATGAGAAATCTTGAAACCAAAATGAGATACAAACAAGAACAGATTATAGCATTACAAGAAGCAGGAAAAGACGTGGAAGAACAGAAAAAACAGTTAAAGAGATTGAAGCAGTCTTATGGATACACATCAAAACAAGCAAATCTTCGTAGGCAATGGAACAGAGCAAAGGTTCCAGGTTATGATTTATAGTTATCAACAAGTTATCCACATTAAATTGTGGATAACTTTTGTTTTGCTTATGATTTATCAACAATTTTAACATTTTGCTTGTGTATAACTTCGATTTATCAACAAGTTATACACAGAATTATCCACAAAAACACTTTACAAATGTTGATAAGTTGTGTATAATAAAAAATGTAGATAATCCAAAACCCGGAAAGCGGGTTAAAAACATCATTTTAGATTATAAAGGAGTGCAAAAACATGAAGAATATCTATGAGATTCTTAAATCTTTCGAACTTACAGTTCCGGAAGATAAGAAGGAAGACTTTGATAAAGCCTTAAATGAAAATTATAAGACTATATCAGAGGTAGTTAAAATCCAAAACAAGTTGGAAAAGGCTGAAGGTGAGCGAGATGCTTATAAGACTAAGTATGACACAGACATCGAGCAAAGAGATGCTGATATTAAAGACCTTCAGGGAAAGTTGAAAGACGCAGGGACAGATACTACGAAGTTAGCTGACTTGCAGAAAGAACTTTCAGAATTGCAGGACACCTACAACACAGAAAAGTCCAATTACGAGAAGCAATTGAGTAATCAGGCTTATGAATTTGCAATCAAAGAAAAAGTTGCAGAGTTGAAATTTTCTTCTAATTCAGCAAAGAAAGCTTTTATAGCAGATGCCTTGAAAGAAGAAATGAAAATGAAAGATGGGCAGTTGCAAGGATTTGACGACTTCCTGGAATCTTATAAGAAGACGGATGCTGATGCATTCCTAAAAGAGGATACAGAAAATTCTGGTGAGGATGAACCACCTAAACCGCAGTTTAGTGGAAAATCCTCTGGAACAGAAACACAGCCGAAAGGTGATCCAGAGAAGCCTTCGGTGACATTTTGGTAAAAAGGAGAGATTAAAAAATGGCAAGACCAGAAACAACAAGACTTGATTCTTTGAACGTATTGCTTGACGGTAGTGAATCCGGAAAGATGCTCTTGAAAGAAGCATATGATGGCGTTATTGAGAACGTCCAGAAAGGCACAGTATCATTTAAAATCAAGAACACAGATTTGAGTGGTGATCCAACAGCCGGCACAGTAGAAGCTAAACGATTTGTGAATGCAAGTTCACAGCCTTATGGAACTGCTCGTACAGCGGCTAAAGGAACGGCAGTAAAAGGAAAGACCGTTACCGTGCCTATTAACGTGGACAGAGAGTTTGTAGAGGAGATTGAAGAGAAAGATATCCGCTTGCTTGGCGTAGACGGATTGGTGGCTAAGCGTTCCGCAAATCATGCACAACGAATGGTAGCAGAACTTGATACCGAATTCTTTGCAGAAGGTAAAAATTCAGGAACACAGTTCAAACCGGCAAAAGCTGTTACAGATATTAAGGATATTGTTGAATCCGCAATTCTACAGCTTGAGAAGTTGAAGAATAACTACATTGACGGATTAGACCGTTCAATGCTTTCTATCACTTTTGACCCGGATACTTACTCGGCAATGAGAATGTATCTTGATACAGTAGTGAATACTAATGTAGATACAACATCAGAAGAGTTCAATATGTATCATGGAGTTAAATGCTATAATTCAAACAGACTGCCATCCGGAGTTAAGTTTGAGATTATGATGGATGAGTCCATTGCACAGCCAATCACATCCAAACCATATTCCGCTGAACGTATTCCGTTGAGTGAAGCTGTAGCAGTAGAAATGTTCTTCTATTATGGAACAAAAGCAGTAACTCCTGATACCATTTTCTGGTATGACGGAACACACGCAGAAGTCTAATCGGATAAGGAGGATCTATAATGGAGATTAAGATGCCCGATGGTGCAGTTTTAGTCACAGAAAATCCCGAAGTCATTGATTCGTATATAAACATGATGGGCGGAGAAGAGGTGACAAAAAAGCAAACAAAAAAGTCAGCAACTAAGGTTGCCTCCGCCTCAGAAGCTGAGTAAAGAAAGGAGATGCATCTTGTGAGTTATTTAACATTTGAGGAATATCAAGCGTTAGGTGGGAAGTGCACACAAGATGCATTTCTTACTTTGCAGTTTGACACTGAATCTAAAATGGACTATATCACAAGCGGAAGATTAGCTAAGCTGATTGAAGAGCTTGGAACAGTACCAAAAGAGGTTCAGATGTTGGAGGTTAAGTTAGTCAATATAGAGAATAATTCTAAGATGGAACGAGATGATAACACCACATCTTATAGCAATGGAATTGAATCTTTCGGTTATGGTAATGCATCTGAAAAGAGTTTAGACGCAAGCCTAACTGAAAGATTCAAAGATATTATGATGGAATACTTGTATCCAAAATATCCGGAATTATTCTATCGAGGGAGGTGGGTGAATCGTGCAAGGTACAATAACCCTTCTCAATCGACTTAAAAGAAAAGATTCTGTAACCAATACTGATGTTTGGTATAAATCAGTTATAGAGAATTGTGTTTATAAAAAAGACAGAATTTCCAATATCAGTGGAACAGTTGTCTCAATGGGTCAACAATTCACTATACTCATACCGTTCACGGATAAATATCTTCCCTATAAAGAGTGGAAAGCATTAGAAGATAAGACAGGTTATTATACTTTATCCAATCAGGATGTAATTATACTTGATATAGTGGAAGAAGATGTCACTGCACAGAATATAATACAAGTAAAGAACGATTATGAACCAAATACTTGTGAAATACGAAGTATTGAGCAAGTGGATAAAAAATTGTCCGTTCAATTCGAATTTCGGGTAGGTGGTGTATAGTGAGTGTTAAGGTGGAAATTAATCCTTCAATAAAAATCGTTAATCGTATATTAAATGATGATATTGGAAGATTTACTGCAGAAACATGGGCAAAGATTTTCGAAAAATATACACCAAAAGACACTGGAACATTAAGTCAATCTTATGCCACAGAGCCTTGGAAAGTGACGTATGAACAAGTATATTCACATTATCAATGGGAAGGTATTAGTGACAAGGGAAATCCTTTGAACTATAGCAAAGAAAAGAACTTTCTTGCACAAAGCCATTGGGAAGAAGCAGCATTTAGGGATAAGAAAGATGTAGTTGCAAGAGCAATCACAGAATATATCAAAAGGAAGGGATAATCAAAATGAAAGTGAATATATACGATAAAATTTCACAATGGTTATTAGATTGTCCTGAAATGGGTGGTTATTCTTACTTCAATGTTATACCTATTGACGCAGGTTCCTCTTCCGTTAATTCCAATTCAAGTAGTATTGTCCTTAATGAATACATGGACGGTGCAAAAGAAGTTAGATTGATGTTTAATATCAATCTAGTAAGAGAATATGATAATGGCGGAACAAGTGATTTGAACTTAGATGCTATTGCAGAATTTGATAAGGTTATTGAATTTATCGAAACAAAAAACAACAACAATGAGTATCCAGATTTAGGGGATAATTATGTTGTGAATGAAATAGGTGCCACATATAAAGCACCTGAAGTATATATAACTCAAGATAATCCATCAATCGCAAGATATGAAGGTCAATTTTATATAGAATATTTAGAAAAGAAAAGGAGTGAAATATAATGCCAGAAGCAATGAAGAAATTGACAAGAAATCAGTTTATTCCATTTTTAGACGTGCAAAAAGATTCCACCTTTGCCGCTTCAGTTTGGAAAAGAATTGATTATTCTACGATTTTTGAGTTAACTGTCGGTGAGCAGGAAGAGGATATGGATTATATCTGCTACGAAAATGCAGTTACAGAAATCAACTCAAATAAACCGGAACTTCCACAGGAAATTGCTTGCTATGAAGGAAACCCAATATATGATTTCCTCATAGGAGAATTGTATAATTTACCAACTGGGGCTGATACACAAGTTCCTCTGCTTTTGTGTTTTGGTGGAACAGGAAAGAAAGCTTGGAGATGTATTGCAACATTAACATCTAAAGTTCTTAACACTGTAGATGGTAAAATAACATTCTCCCTTAAGATGGGCGGAGATATCGAAAAAGGAACTTATACGATAGAAGCCGGTTCGCCGACATTTCAAGCAGAAGTCTAAAATCCATAATTAAAGGAGGTAAATTATGGCTAATTATTATATCAGTTATGCGGGACAGGAGTATGACTTACCACAATATACGTTTGCTATTGCAGACATGATTGAAAAACAGGAGGTCATAAATTCTGGCAACGCAAAATTCAAGGACAAATGCAAATCAATGTATGACCTTTTAAGTAAATTGCTTGGAGAAGATGCAATTACAAATCTGGTTGGTAAATTTACCGAAAGTGACCCGAATACCATAAACATATTCTATCTTATGGTAGTTCGTGCTTACGCTAAACCGCTTGAAGAATATAACGAAGAAAATGCAACGATTGACTTGGATAAATATCAGGTGGATAAGATAGTCAATCTTGTTGAAGCTTTGGATAAAGCATCCAGGATAAAAGTATAATATGATTGATTTACGAAATAAGGGCTTGCCAGAAACCATTGAGGTAGATGGTGAGTCTTTTTTATTAGACACAGACTTCAGAACATGGATAAAATTTGGAGAGGTTATAAAAGATCGAAGAAATTCGATATTAGACTGTTTGTTTGTGTTTAAGGACATGACCTTGCTGGAAGCGTTTCATCTGCCTGATAATGTATTTGTAGAATTACTAAATTTCTATTCAAATCCAAACGCTACACCAAAGGGTAATACGTCACATGGGGATGTAGTTATAGACTACGTTTTAGACGGAGAATATATTGTTGGTTCCTTTATGTCCGCATACGGTATAGATTTAACGGTATGTGATATGCATTGGCATTTATTCAAAGCTTTATTTTTATCGCTACCAGATGACACAAAAATAAAGCAAATAATGCAAATGAGGGCTTGGCATAAAGATTCACAACAATATGATGATATTTGCAAACAACAAAAAAATGAATGGGCATTGCCTACTAAGACGAACAAAGTTGACGAAAGTATAATGGAAGAAATAAACGATGAATTTTATAATTCTTAAAATGATTGGTGGTGGAATATTAAATGGCAGATGGAAAAGTTGTAATTGACACAGAGCTTGATAGTTCTGGAATAGAGCAAGGATTAAAAGAAGCAGAAAAAAAGGTAGACACTTCGTCAGGCAAATTAAATAAGATCGGTAATGCCCTCAGCGGTTCTTTAGGAGTTGCAGGTAAAGCAACTGCGGCAACGCTTAAAGCAACAGCTGTTTCTGCAGGAGCGGCAGCCGCTGCCATTGGTGGTGTCGTGAGCAAATCAGTATCAGCTTATGCGTCATATGAACAGCTTGCTGGAGGTATAGATACCCTTTTCAAAAAATCTAGCAAGCAGGTTCAAAAATACGCAGACGAAGCTTATAAGACGGCACAAATTTCTGCCAATGATTATATGGAATTAACAACATCATTTAGTGCATCACTTTTACAAGGACTTGGAGGGGATACAGAAAAGGCAGCTAAAATATCAAATAAAGCAATAATTGATATGTCTGATAATGCTAATAAAATGGGAACTGACATGGAGCTGATACAAAATGCTTATCAAGGTTTTGCAAAAGACAACTTCACCATGTTGGACAACTTAAAGCTTGGGTATGGTGGAACAAAATCAGAAATGGCAAGGCTTATAAATGATTCTGGAGTTCTTGGTGATACATTAGTTGTTGCTAAGGGTAAAGGAGCTAATTTTGATAAAGTTGTCACTTTTGATAAAATGATTGAGGCTATTCATAAAGTGCAAACAAATCTTGGAATAACAGGAACTTCTGCAAAAGAAGCATCTTCCACGATAGAAGGTTCTGTTAATGCTGCAAAATCTGCCTGGACTAATCTGCTTACTGGTATGTCACGTGATGATGCAAATTTTGAAGAATTAGTTGACCAGTTTGTTGATTCAGCAGTGAACGCATTAAACAACTTGCTTCCTAGAGTACAAATAGCGTTGACAGGGGTTGGAAATTTAATAAACGCACTTCTCCCACAACTATTAGGATATTTGCCCGAGCTTATAAATTCTGTTGGACCTGGACTTATAAATAGTATATTATCGCTATTTAACATTGTTGCTACTTCTTTGCAAAGCTATGGACCTACATTGCTTGATAATATAAAGACTTATGTAGAGCAAATTATATCCTTTATCGGGGAGCAAGCTCCGTTGATAACATCTCAGTTATCAGTTATTTTATCTCTGTTAATAAATGCATTAAGAAATGGTTTGCCAGCACTTTTAACTTTTCTGGTACAAGGATTATCCACAGCTATTGATGTCATTATGGATAATCTTCCAGTAATCATAGATACTGGCATGAAATTACTAAACGCATTAAAAGATGGCATTTTGAAATCATTGCCTATGTTGATTTCCGCACTTCCAGGACTTGTTAAGAAAATAGTAAACGGCATAGCAAACAATGCTCCAAAACTTATACTTTCAGCGTATAAACTTATTAAGTCACTTTCTGATGGACTTGTTAAAAATATACCAACGCTGATAAAATCTTTGCCAAAGATAATAGCCGCAATTGTAAAAGGTTTAATAAAATTAGCATCCGGACTTATAAGTGTTGGTGTAAGCATAATAAAAGATCTTGCATCAGGAATACTTAAGAATACATTCAAGCTTGTTTCCATTGGAATGAAAATTGGAGAAACATTGATGAATACAATTACTGATAAATTGATTGGAATAAAAAATGTTGGAAAGAATTTAGTTGAAGGCTTATGGAATGGTATAAATGATATGGCTTCATGGATAAAAAATAAGATAGAAGGTTTTGGAAAAGACGTTCTAAATAAATTAAAATCTTTCTTTGGTATACATTCGCCATCAAAACTTATGCATGATGAGATTGGTGTCTTTCTTGCTAAAGGTATATGGGAAGGATTTGATGATGAAAATCCAATGAAAAATATTCAGAAATCATTACAAGGAACCATTGATGGAATGAATACAAGAATAACATCAAAAGTTGATGGCGTTATTCATTCGTCAACAGTAGATTATTCTAAAATTGGTGATGCAATGATTTATTCTTTGCAGAAATCCGGACTAACTGTTCAAATTGGACAGCGCCAGTTCGGAAGAATAGTGAGAGAGGTGATATAGATGAATGTAAAGTATGTCAATCATTTTGGAGAATCTATAGATTTGTGTTCCGATGTTTTAATGCTTCGGGACACAGACTTATTGAATTATTCATGGGATTATCAAACAAAAAATGAATTTAATCCAACGGTATCCAGATTCTATAAAAGCATGGTGGAAAAAAATATAAAAATATCTATAATTGGAAAGACAAAAGATGAGTATAATAAATTGTGCAACAAATTATTTGAAATAACAGAGAAAGATATTATAGCGGCAGTTAATGGGTTTTTGATAGTAAATAACGAATATAGATTACCTTGCTATATTTTTTCAAAAAAAATTTCTGCTTGGCACCCATCTGCAAAAAAGATAGTCAATGAGTATACTATATTATCTGAGAAAGGTGAGTGGTTGAAAGATGTCACTAGGGTTTTTGGTGTGTCATCTACTGAAAAACAATCATCCGAAGGTTTAGACTATTCATACGATTTTCCTTTTGATTTTTCACAATCTTCTGCAAACAATTTATTAAAAACTGATGCGTTTGTGCCATTTGATTTTACTATAATCTTTTCCGGACCATGCACTACGCCATACGTACAGATAGGTGATAATATATATAGGGTTTATACTACCTTATTAGAAAATGAATATTTAACTATTGATAGCTTGAATAAGAAAATTTATAAAACAAAAAACGATGGAAAAAGAGAAAATGAGTTTAATTTGAGAGACAGGAATAATTATATTTTCGAAAAAATACAACCAACAGATGGACTAAATTATGTTGATGTTCCAGACGGACAAGTAACATCAATCACAGCCCACCTAGAAAGGAGTGAACCAAAATGGACTTGATATACACCAACAAGAATAAAGAAGATATGGGCATCATACAGGACTTTTCTTTAGATATGGCATACGGAAATGATGAAAATAATTTTGAGTTGCAAAAATTTTTTTCAAATGATGAGTTAGAAAACGGTTCTTTTATCTACGTTGATAATACGGAATATGGAGGTATAATAGATGCAGTAAAAGATGATACATCCAGTGACAATATAACATACACTGGTAGAACAATAACTGGTATCTTAAACTCGAAAATAATAATTCCTGATACTGCAACAGGGTATCTTGCGGTTGAAGGATATGCTAATGAAATAATAAAGGAACTGGTTGATAGGTGCAAACTGTCAAATATCGTATTGATAAATGGAACAATCGAAGATGCTATATATATTCCATATTACGAATTTGGATATGACTATTTATATGACGGATTACGAAAAATGCTATCTAGTTTTTCTGCAAAATTAAAATTCAAGTTCAGTGGTTCAAAGATATTATTATGGGCGGAAAATATTGTTGATTATTCGACTGATGAAGAATTTGATGATTCACAAATATCTTTTACTGCTGCAAAAATATATAATTCAGTTAATCATCTGATATGTGTAGGCTCGGATGATTTACTGAATAATTACTGCATCCATTTATTTATTGACACAGACGGTATATTACAACCGTATGCCATCACAAATACACCTATGCAGGATAGTGACTATATCTTAGATGAAACAAATAAAATTTTTGAAAATGACGAAGAGTATTGTAGATTATTGAAAGTCGATTCAATATCTTCAGTTGAAAATTATATATTATTAACCGAAATACCATTGAATTGGGCAGATAATTATTATGATTATTACACGCAAGAAATATCTGATACAGGTGAAATATCCTATAAAGAAATAGAAAAATCGACACAAACTAATTACTTTGCATTGCAAACTAAACCAAACGAATGGGAATCAACTTGGCAAAATTATTTCGTCATAAATAGTGATGGGGAGTTTATCTCAGCATCGGATAAAGACTGGTCAGTTTACACCGTGTTATCATCCAAACCTACAAACTGGGACTTGATATATTCTCAATATTATGTGCAGAAAATAAACTACACAGAAGTTGCTTCTAGTGATGTAGATAAAGATAGAACAGATTACTATTATACCGATGGAACTGATTATATCCCATTGGGTGCATATTCACACGATAACCCATATTGGGACTCTCAGCTTTATGTCAAAAAAATAAGTTATGAACAAGCTAGTTCACAATCAAAAGAAACTTATGCACAAATTGACAAAAAACCATCCACATGGTCAAAAGACTACACCAAATATTATTTTAGGAAAACCACAAATCCAATAACTTACGCTACTTATTCACAAGCGACAAGCACAGAATATAGTCGAGTAAAAAATAAACCTAAGACATGGGGAAGAGACTATTCTCTTTATTATATGCTTATAACTGATGGTGTGACAACTGATTATCAACAATGCTCTTCGGTTACTTATAATGGTTACGCTTTGCAAAAAAATAAACCAAACGACTGGGGCACTAATTTCTTTAGCTATTATGTACTGAAAAACGGCAAGTATACAAAAATAGAGGATATTCCAAGATATTATAATCCTTGGCTTGCTGGGGCTATTGTTCCAAAATGGCAAAAAAATAAATTTTATTCACCTGTGCAAAAAAGTAAAGCACCTGCTTGGGATAAGACTCAAAAGTATTTCAAAAAAATACAAAAGACTATTGCTCCGGCATTTCAAAAAAATAATACATTCGTCAAAATATCAATATTACAACCGCCAGAATTTACTCCTGGAAAGTTTTATTCTAGAGAGGTAAAGACAGTTGTAGATTTCAAGGAAAATGAATTTTATGAAGAACGAGAAAATATCGTTCCTATTGTTTTTTCTTCAGGAATGTATTATAATAAAGTTATCGACCATTATAAGAATCTTGTAGAGCAAGGAATTGAAAAATTGAATGAAATATATTCAGATGATGAATTAAACATTTCCATATCAGCAACACAAGAATATGATATAGGTGATATAGTGGAAGGTGTTGATAATAAATTAGAGATAACAGCACGACAACCTATCGTGAAGAAAATAGTCGTGTTAGATAAATATGGAGCTAAAGTAGAATATAATGTAGGAGAGGAGAATCTGTAATGGCATTAAATCTTGTCACAGGTAGAACTGGGACCGCTCACGTAACATCTGATAATGCAAGAGCATTTAACTCTCAAGTATTTGGAACAGGAACTTATTTAATTGATTATGGAGCTAAATTTGCTCCCACAATCGTTGATAATAACACGGTTAGAATTGGCGATGGTATGCTTATTCATCAAGGTACACAGATGGGTATTGATATTGATAGCTATGAGGATGTTATTATCGAAAACGGTTCATCTGGATATAACAGAAATGACCTTATCGTGATGCGATATACAAAGAATAGAGACACTCAGATAGAATCAATATCTTTAGTTGTAATGAAGGGCACACCATCGAATACAACACCAGTAGACCCAACATATACAACTACGAATATACTTGATGGTACTGGTTTGTCTACAGATGTACCAATATGTAGAGTAAGATTATCTAGTTTAACGATTACAAGTGTTGATAATTTGATAGAGTCTAATTCTACAAGCGTATTAACTATACAAGAACTAACTAACCTTGTTACTAGCTTTTCAGCAAGCAACGTATCTGGAGTAAAAGGTCAATTGGAAAAAAATTATCGAACAGGGAACGTAAATTTAACTCCATTAGATATGGGAGCGTTGTCACTGGTTGCTACGAACATGGGTCTCGAATTTGATCTGAATGAGTGTAAAGCACAAAATTCAACCCCTAGAGCTGGATTATATATATTAGATATTCTCTCGTCACAGGTAGGTAAGACACAAAAAAATCTTCCACCGATTCTTTCCTCCTTAAGTGCGTTTGTTTTAATTTTGGGGTCAGATGCAACTTCAACCTCAATAAAATCTGATACACGTGTTGTTCAACTATATTTTGACATTGGAGGTGATAGTAATATATATGTGCGTTCTAATTATCCGCAATGGACAGAATGGAAAAAAGTAACTGTTTCCTAAGAAAGGAGAAAATATAATATGGGAATTGAATTTTTAACAAATTATAGTGTACCGATTGTTATTGGCGTGTGTTTATGTGTTGGCTATGTGATTAAAAACCTTGTGCAATCATCTGCTATCAATAGATATATACCATTGATAGTTAGTATTTTAGGTGTAGTAGTAAATGTATGGCTAAATTTAGCGTTCACACCGGAAGTTTTACTAGGTGGGTTATTTAGTGGTTTAATAAGTACCGGCATGCACCAATTACTAAAAAATATAATAAATAGGGAGGATTAGAAGAAATGGCATTATTATGTGGATGGGCGTCTCAATCAGAAAAAAGAACAGTAAACGGCAGAAAAGGAGACCAAACAGGGAAAGAAGTAAAATTAGGTAGCTATTATAATTTTGGTCAAGACAAAATTATAAGATTTAGAAACAGTTCCAGAGGAAGAAAAGCTGCAAGGGCGCAGAAATTATTCTGCTTAAATGATAATATAGGTTACGGTCAAAACGATAGAACTTCATTATATTCTCAGTGCAAAAAAATAAATTGGGATATTACTAAAATACCACAAATAAAAAAATGCAACTGTGATTGCTCCGAATTAGTAGCTTGTTCTATCAATATGGCATATGGTAAAGAAATAATGCCTAGTTCTACAACAACGGCTTCTTTATTTAATCTTACAATTGTAAAGAGACCAAAAAATTTCAAAACGACTAAACTATGCAGCAAAAAGAAACCCGGAGATATGATACTAAAGGCTGGTAAACACGTTATAATGGTACTGGAAAAGGAGAAATAATGACAAGCATTATAGTTGCAGCTATTACTGGATTATTTTCATTCTTTGGCATAATCGTATCATCTAAAGCACAGCATACGAAAACTGTTGAAGAAGTAAATACTAGCATAGCTTTGATACAAAAAGATATCAAAAATCTTGAGAAAAAGCAAGATTTGCACAATAGCGTTATAGTTAGAATGTATGAAGTGGAAAAGGCAGTTGAATTATTAGACCAAGGACAGAAAGTTGCGAATCATAGAATAGACGATTTAGAAAGGGTGTGTGAGAATGGAAAATGATAATTTAGCATTGGAGTTATTAACCCAAATGAAAACAACAATAAAAAGGTTGTTTGTAGTTGTATTACTGCTCACTTTTCTACTTTTTGCAACAAATATAGCGTGGTTATATTATTGGAACATTCCATCTGAAAAATGTGACACAACAATATCACAAGATTCTGGCGAGCAAGGCGTAAATAATTATATAGGAAATGATGGTGATATAAATGGCAAGACAAGTGATAACTAAGCACACTGTTTATCGTGGAAGACGAACTAATAGACGTGGTGGAAGTAGACCAACTCATCCAAGACCGACAAATAGAAGACCAAAAAGGAGAAAAAGATGATTATATCTGATTTTACAACGGACGAAATAAATATCTTATTAGCTCGATGCAATTTTACGCCTATGGAAAAAGAATTATTTCTATTACGTTCGAAAGGATATACATTAGATACAATTTCTGAAAAACTAATAATTTCAAGAGATTGGGCTGGTAAATTAAGCCAAAAGGTAAATAAAAAGATAATCCGTTCATTATAATACATTTTCTATACATTAAGGCTACATTTAATATGTAGCCTTTTTTGTTTATAATAAAATAAATAAAATAAATGAAAGGATTATATATGGATGATATTTATAACAAAGTATTAAACGACTCAAGACTTAAAGATATTCCTGTTTTGTATATTATCAGAATATTAGATATAATTCAATTCATTTTAGAAGAGGAAAAAGCAAAATGATTGAAGAATTTAGAAATATGAACGGTTTAGAATTGACTAAATCGTTAATAAATTTTAATAACTATATTAGGGGTGATAAATATGTTTCAAAATCCTTATGCGAACCTACTAGCACAAAATCAGTATTACAATCCACAAATGAACAATCAACAAATTTTTCAACAAGAACAAACACAAAATCTTATTAGGGTTAATGGTATAGAGGGTGCAAAAACTTATCAAATGAGTGCTAATTCTACTGTTGCTTTGTTTGATTCTAATGAAGATATCATGTATATTAAGACCACAGACGGAGCAGGGTTTCCTTCTATCCGGACTTTTAACTTTGCGGAAATAACACAAAATGAAAAGTCAAGTGGTGGTCAAGATTATATAAGCAGGCAAGAATTTGAAGAATTTAAGAAGGAGTTGATGAATAATGGCAAGCAGTCTATTTCAAGGTCAAAATCAAACCTCACAGATAAATCCTCAAGTAATTAGTCAGGCAAAATCCATGATGAAGAATATGAATCAAATGAGAGGAATTATGACTATGTTAAGCGGAAAAGGAATGAATCCAGAGCAAGCAGTTCGTTCTATTTGTAAGGAAAGAGGTATAGATGTAGATTCGTTTATGTCTCAACTAAAATAGGAATTTGCAAATTCAAATAAATAAAAAATGAAAGGAGTGTCATATTATGACAGATGGAGTATCTTTAGCAGACATTGCCGCAGTAACAGATAATAAAGACGGTATGTTTGGAGGAGATGGCGGTGGAATGTGGATTTTCGCCCTTTTAATCCTGTTACTTATCGGTGGCGGCGGTTTCTTTGGTGGAAACAGAAATGTAAACGGAGAACCTGTTACAGAAGCAGGACTTTGTAATGCTATGAATTTCAACAACCTGGAAAATGCAGTGGGTAGATTGAATGATAATCTCCAGCATGATTATCAGGGATTACAAAATGGAATCTGTAATTTAGGTTATGAAACTCTTCGTAACTTCAACACAGTTCAGCAACAGGTTGCTGATTGCTGCTGCACAACACAGAGAGCCATTGACGGTGTTAATTATAACGGTGCTATCAACACTGCCGCTATCAACGCCAACACAACGGCACAGACACAGAAGATTCTCGATGCTATGGCACAGAACAAGATTGATAGCTTGCAGTCGCAGGTTAATCAACTTCAGCTTCAGTCCGCTATGTGTGGTGTAATTAGATATCCTAATGCAACCACATACACAGCAGGAATGAGTCCTTACTGGGGTAACTCTTGTTGCAACAGCGGTTGCAACATCTAAGTCATTTAGACAAGGTCTTAAATCATTAGGGGGAATGCCTTGTCGGTATTCCCTTTTTTATTGGAAAGGAGATAATAATATGAGTTGTAAATCAGGAATATATGTAGTTAATACTACCACAGGAACAGCTATTGCTATTGGTGGTACTTATGTACCCTCTACAGTAATTAGAAGATATGGGAAGTATTGTCAGTTAGGTGGTAATGGCGTATCAATCGGTAATTGTGCCGGAGGAGCTGGTTACTATGATATAGATGCAAATGTATCAGTAACCGCTACTGCCGTAGGAGAAGTGACAGCAACATTATACAAAGATGGAGCTCCAGTTCAAGGAGCAACCGCCAGTGCAACAGCAACAGCAATCGGTGATGTTGTGACACTTCCTATATCTGCACTTGTAAGATTAAATTGTGATTGTGACACCGCAAATCTCACAATCGTTATTGGAGGACAAGCAGTAACTACTCAAAATCTTGCATTTGTAGTTGAGAAAATTTAAGGAGTTGATTATAATGACTAAAATAAAGAAGTTAGCCGAACACATTATGGAAGAAGTGGAAGGTGCTAAAGAATATGCTGAAAAGTACGTTGAATGCAAGGCAAAAGGCGATATGCAGTGGGCGAATAGGTATAAAGAAATGGCTAATGATGAATTGAAACACGCTGGGTATCTTCACGATAAAGCTACACAGGATATTGAAGAAATTTCCAAGGTTTATGAACCTACTGAGGAAATGGAAGAAAAGTGGGAAAAATGCCATAAGAAATTCGTAGAAAAAACCGCTTGGATAAAGCAGATGCTTTCTATGTAGGAGTGATTATATGACATTTCAAGAAAGTATTCCAGTAGCCAAAGAACTTGCGGAAAATGAATTGAAGAGGCATTTTGATGTAGACGCATTCTTAATCTTGGCACTTGTAGATAAGATGAATATTGACCTTGTTCCAGAAAGTAATGTGGATGAAACCATTATAGATATTCAAAGTTTGTTTGTTTCTTATATGAGAAATAGAACAAAAGATAGCCTTGAAATTCTACTTTCCACCATTCGGAAAATGCTATCTGAATTATATATGACGTGTAATTTAGAAGAAAAGGAAATATTCAAAAAACATCTTGAAACACTTCAAAATATAACACAGCCAAATATCATTTGATGTATAAGGGAGATTTATGTCTCCCTTATTTTTACATAAAATACATAAAAACACTTGACATTTCTATTTTTATGTATTACAATATAATTGTAAATAAGAAATACATAAAATTTTTAGGAGGTTGTTATTATGAAAAAATTAAACATTGATGGTGCTATAAAAAGATATAATAGCATTATTGAGACAATAGGTTATGAACATAACACTATTGGAACAAGATATAGTGAGTCTACAGAAAATTGGAACTTACGTGATATGGTAGCGGAATGTGATTATGCTTTATCTACATTTTATGAAGCAGGACATTGTAATAATGATATGAGATATAGTGATTATGAGGAAGATAGAAAAATGTGGATATTAGAAGTTGGTAGATTGGAAAGATTCATAAAAGCATACAAACCATATATCAATGATTTGAAATGCTATGAAGGACATTGTAGCAAATATGATAATTAGATAGGGAGGGGGGGGCAATATAAAATGAGCAGATTTAGAGTTAGTTGGTCATCAAATGGAACAGAAATTTCAACTTGTTTTGATACATATTTTGAAGCACTTGGAAGATATAATCAAATGAGAATGTCTACTAGAAGATGTGAACTGGAAGATATGAAGAAAGGAATTTTAAGAAAAACATATCTTAGAAAGTTGGAAGATAATATTCATTATGAAAGAGTGGAGGAATTAGTAAATGATTAAAATACATATTGGAGAGCCTGAAAAGCTTTCAAATAACATTTTAGTAAAAAAGAGTGCATTTGTATCTTTCGATTATAACCCGGATATTGTTTCATTTATCAAACAAATGGGAACAAGAGTATATAATCCAAATAATCATACTTGGGAAATGCCAGTTAATAATATCGTTTCACTTTGCAACAAATTTGAAAATGAAGAAATTAAAATATCCGGAATATATGAAGATTTACACAAGCAGGAATTTGAAATTGATATTCCAAAGAATTTTAAATTTAAGACAAAACCGTTTGCACATCAGATTGATGGTGTAAGATTTGGATTGAATAAGAAGAAATTCCTGTTATGTGATGACCAAGGTCTTGGAAAAACAAAGCAGATTATAGACTTCGTTGGATGTCTTGAAAAAACAGATACAATCAATAAAGTGCTTATCGTTTGTGGTGTAAACTCACTCAAGTATAATTGGCAATCAGAAATTAGTATTCATTCAGACGAAAAAGGATGGGTTCTTGGCACACGTTTTAGAAAAACAACTGGAAAAGCTTATGAGGGAAGTACAAAAAATAAACTCGAAGATTTAGACAATCTTCCAGATTGCAGATACATCATTACTAATATTGAAACATTAAGAGCTGGGGCTGAAAAGATAAGCAAAACCAAATATCATTTCCCTATTGCTGAAAAATTACAGGAACTTTGCAAAAATGGAACAATATCAGTAATTGCATTTGATGAATGTCACAAATCAAAAGAACCTACTTCTTTACAAAGTAGAGCAATGATAAATGTAACTGCAAAATATATGGTTGCTATGAGCGGAACACCACTCATGAACAATCCACTTGATTTATACTTCCCAATGAAGTGGTTAGGATATGAAAATCATTCATTCTATCAATTCAAACAGCATTACTGCACTCTTGGCGGATGGGGCGGTTCACAGGTTGTTGGATATAAAAATTTGGAAGAAATTAGAGCAATGATGGATAGCATTATGCTGAGAAGATTAAAAACAGAAGTTCTCGACTTGCCAGAAAAGATTAGAAAGATTGAATATGTAGATATGACACCTAAGCAGAAACAGATATATAAAGAAGTATATAATGGTGTTATGTCAGATTTACAGAAGATTAAATTCTCCAACAACCCACTTTCCATGATGATTAGATTAAGACAAGCAACAGGCTGGACAGGTATTATATCTAATACAGTTCAAGAATCAGCTAAAATGGATAGAATGGTTGAATTAGTACAAGAGATTGTTGCAAGTGGACAGAAAGCTATCATTTTTAGTAATTGGGAATCAATGACAGAAGTAGCAAGAGAGAAATTGAAATCTTATAACCCAGCTTATATCACAGGTGCAACGAAAACGGATGAACGCATGAAAGAAGTTGACAGATTTCAAAATGATGATAAATGCAAAGTTATAATTGGTACTATTGGAGCAATGGGAACAGGACTTACATTGACCGCCGCTCAGAATGTTATCTTTTTAGACTCACCTTGGAACATGGCATTAAAAGCACAAGCAGAAGATAGAGCACATAGAATTGGAACAAAAGGAACAGTATCTGTAATCACATTATGTTGTCGGGATACCATTGATGAACGTATAGAGGAACTGGTAGAAAAGAAAGGACAGATTGCAGATGCATTAGTTGATGGAAAGATTAGTGTTGCTGATATTAACTATCTTCTTTCTTAATGCACATTCCCACATCTTAATAGGTGTGGGAAATTTTTTTACATAAAAATACATAAAAACACTTGACATTTTTCTTTTTATGTATTACAATATACTTGTAAATAAGAAATACATAAAATTTTTAGGAGGTACAAAGTTATGACACAAGGTAAAGCATATGAAGTAAAAGATTGGTTTGCAAATAAGATAGCACAGGAAGCAGGTAAAGATATTTCAATGTGCGAAGTATTCGCAGTATTGAAAGAAACGGAAAAAGCAGTATACGCAATGCTGAATTTAGGCACAAACTTTCGTTTATGCAAATGGGTACCAAAGAGCGTACTTGTAGAGTTTGAGGCGGGAAAGCAAGAAAACGGAACAACGAAATACGAAACAATCTTTGAAGAAGATTACAATAAATGTGTTAAAATGTTCAAGGAACATTGGGCACAGTTCATTTAATCTTATACATATTGAAAGGAGGTGATATAGTGAGCGAATTATTTACAACGAGCCGAACGGCTCAAATATTAGATGTATCGACGCAAACAGTGAAGCGTTGGTACAAATGGTACAATAGTGAAGATTTCGAAAAGCCAAAAGAATTGAAATTGCCGGAACCCAAAATTGATGGAAAAAATACAATGCTCTTTACAATGGAGCAGATACAAGAATTGCATCAATTCCAGATTGATTTGCGTTCAAAGTATAGAGGTATTATGGCAGAATTTAACGCAACCTATCAATGGGGACAACGTGGCACTAAAATTTTGAATGTTGGAAAGCAATATAGGAAAAAGGAGGAAAAAAGTGAGTAGACGAGAAGGAATCAAGTTAGATATTGACAGTCTTATTGATGGATACAAAGCATCCAAAGACAAAGAAAATGCTTTGAAAAAGAGTAATGCGGATGTGAGTGCTGCTATCAAGTCGTACTTTATGGAAAATGGAATTGACAAGCACTCTACTGACTTTTACACAGCAACATTATCATGCACGAAGAATGAAAGTCTCAACGAAGATTTAGCTATTGAAATTATCAAAGAAAATCTTGGCGGTGCGTTGTTATCGTCTGTTATCAAGCAAAAGGAATATATTGACGATGATGCACTTGAAAAGCTTGTGTATAACGGTGACTTTGATATTACCAAATTAGCAAAAGCTAAAATGGTAAAAGAAACCTATACATTGCGAATCAGTAAAAACAAGGATGATTAAAATGGAACTTAATAATGAAAACTGCATTGAATGGCTATCTGGTCAGCATAATATTGTTTGTTCGATTTCGCAACAAAAATATATTACTAAGATCAAAAAGTTAGCCGAAAAATATCCTAAAAAAGTTAAAATCAAATTTAATAAAGATGGTACAATTTGCGCCAAACTTCCTATAAAAGCACTAAAGCTTTCTATTATTGAAAGAGAATTAAGTGAGGAACAAAGACAAGAAATGTCACGCAGATTTAAGGAAAGAATGTATAAGGAGGACTAATTATGAAGAAATGTAAATGGGCAGGAGATCAAGGAGACGAATATTGTAAGAGCTGTGATGGAGTCACAATGGATGTAGATGGAAAATCTATTCCTTGTGACCAATGTGCCGGATATGAAGCTGGAACGGATGATGTAGCGAGTGAAGAAATCATGCCGGAACCGATTGAAGAAAAAACAGAAGATAAGTCAACGGAAACAAATGTTGAAAATGTAACGAAGAATAAACAAAATTCACCTCAAAATTCAACGAAAACTGAAAAGACGAACAACAACACACCTAATGAAGAAAAAGGCAAAAATAAAGAAAAAACAAAAGGAACAAGTAACAAAGATAAAGTTGTAAAAATTGCAGATGAAAAAAACACACAGGAAAAAGTGTCCAAAGATAATGGAGAAATCAAAGTGACATCATTAAGATACACTTCCGGAGCCACAATCAAGAAAGGCGATAACTACTTCAAATTCATTGCAGAAGAAGAGTGGGATGTATCAAGAATTGAAGATGTGCAGGAAGCTAGAGAAAAGTTGTGGGCTAAACTAAATGCCGAAGTAGATTCGCAGATTGAAGAATTAAACAATATGAATTAAAAATATATGTTGTAATTCTATTTAGGTTGTGTTATAATATTATTACAGTTTGTAATGAACTTGTAATCTTATCTAGTTGATATTAGGTTGGCGGACTTAATATCTGCAAAACTTAATATCAACCGCAAAAATAAGTTATACATTTTGAACCGCCATTCAATTTGTATAGCTTATTTTATTTTAGAAGGAGAATAGCATGGTAAAAAACGAAAATTATATAACAATCCAAGGTTGGATGGTTAATGAATTAGGACTAAAAGGAAATTCGTTGATTATATATGCCACTATTTATGGATTTTCTCAAACTAATGGTTGTGAATTTACTGGGAGTGCTAATTACTTAGCTGAATGGTGTGGATGCTCAAGACAAACAGTAATGACCACGCTTAATAAGTTAGTTGCTAATGATTTAATAATAAAAACCGAAGAATTTAAAAATAACGTGAAGTTTTGTTCTTATGGCGTTAATTTGACAGGATGTCAAAATTCTTTACAGGGGGATGTCAAAAAATTTGACAGGGGGATGTCAAAAAATTTGACAGGGGGATGTCAAAATTCTTTACACAATAATATAGATATAAACAATAGAAATAAAAATATAGAAGATAATATAGATAAGAAAAATTCTAAAAAGAAATCTAAAATTGATACTAAAATCGAATCTATAGAAAAGAAATGTTTAGAGTATGATTTAGAAGATGAATCTATAGAACTTTTAAGTAGATTTTTTAGAAATCTTTTAGAAAATCATAAAATGGTTACAGATGATAAAGTAAATGCAATTTTAATGAAGCTGGCAAAAGTAAATACAAAAACTCAGATAAATGCTATTCAGCTATCACTCGATAATGGGTACATGAATATAGACCCGGAGTGGTTGCAAAACAAAAACAATTCCTATAATGGAAATGGTAAATGTTCAAAAGAATTGGCTTGGCGGACACATGAAGAAATGGAAGAGGCAGAAAAAGAAAGACAAGAGTTTTTTGAAAAAGTAAAAAACAACGACCCATCAATACATCATTTTTAGAAGGAGGAATAACAATGGCATATACAGGAACATATAAAGCTAAAGACGAATCTTATTTTAAGGAGTTACTATTAAATTTCATTCCAACCGAACCAACGCATACGAACTCAAAGCAGTTAGCAGAGTGTATTGGATTAAATTCCAGAGACGTAAGGTTGATTATTCAAAAGTTGAGAGATGACGGATATCCAATATGTGCTACACCAGAACAAGGATACTGGATGGCAAGAACAAGCTGGGATATGAATGATACAATGAGTAAGTTAAAGGCACACATCAAGAATAGTATAGATACCTATAATTCACTTGTAGAAAGCCAAAATGCATTAAAGCGAAAGGAAGGAAACAATGAATATACAGAATTGTTGGTATAAAAGAATTTGCACAGAACAATGTTCTGAAAACTGTATACGTTATAAGCTGATGTATTCATTATTCAAGCAATCTAATCTTCCCGAAGCATTGTGGGGTTATAAAGAGCTGATATGTCACGAAAAAGATTTGTCAGTTTATAAGAAACTACAAGCAAAATCAGACGCAATTTTGAATTTTATTGAAGCAGGCAATAACTTATACATCTATTCCGAAAACTGTGGAAATGGCAAGACAACATGGGCTATTAGATTGATGTATTCTTATTTTGACAAGATATGGCATAAGAGTTGTTTTGATTGCAAAGCGTTGTTTGTCAGTGTTCCAAAATTCCTGTATAATTGCAAGCGTTCAATTTCACAGGATGTAAAAGGCTTTGAAGAATTATGTAATCTTATCAGCAATGTAGATTTGGTGATATGGGATGATATAGGAGAAATGAAAGCAAGTGACTATGAGCATCAGATATTATTCCAATATATTGATGATAGAATCAACTCCAAAAAGAGCAATATCTACACAAGCAATAAGAATAAGGAACAGCTTGAAGATGTATTAGGCGTAAGACTTGCGAGTCGAATTTATAATTGTTCGGAGTGTGTAGAATTTTTAGAGGAAGATAAGAGAGGTAAATACTGATGAGATTTATTCATAGATTTAAGACTTGGAATGTTTGGAGAAAAAAGAATAAAGACCAGGTATTCACAAAAATTCTTGTATTATTCAACATAATACACTCTCCAACCTTTGAAATATTTGAAAGAGATTGTGGGGTGGATTGATGGTAGAATTACAGATTATAAACCGAGTACTAAAAGACAAAAATACTTCTCTTTTAGACTTGAATGACATCACAAGAGAGTATTTCAATCAATATCAAGAGGAATATGACTACATAATGGAACACAAGCAAGAATATGGAAATGTTCCAGATTTGGAAACATTCATATCAAAGTTCCAGGATTTTGATGTAGTCAATGTGTCCGAAAGCACGGAATATCTTGTGAATACATTCCGTGAAGAATATTTATATTCTCAGTCGGTTCCAGTTCTTACAAAGATGGCGGAACTGTTACAGACGGATGCATATTCAGCAGTTGATTACTTAAAAGCAAAATTGCCGGAATTAAAGATTGATGGTGCGGTGAAAGGAACAGATATCATTTCACAAGCAAAAGAAAGACTGGAGGAGTGGAAAGAAACGAAAGATAATCAAGATACTCACTTTATAGCAAGCGGATTTGAAGAGATTGATAATGACTTAGGTGGCTGGCATAAGGGTGAGGAACTTGTGGTTCTATTTGCTCGAACAGGGCAAGGAAAATCTTGGGTGCTTATTAAAATGCTAGAACACGCCTGGAAAGTATATCATGCAAAAGTAGGACTTTTAGAACCGGAAATGTCTGCAAGTAAAACAGGATATAGATTTGATACAGTACATCAACATATATCTTCACAAGCATTATATCGTGGAGAAGATGTGCAAGGATATGAAAAGTATATAAACAAGTTAGCTGATAATGGTACTCCGTTCTATGTTGCACATCCACGAGATTTTCAAAAGAAAGTTACTGTTTCAAAGCTAAAAAGCTGGTGTGAGTCAAATAAGTTGGATATGCTTGCAATAGATGGTATCTCTTATTTGCAAGACGAAAGAGGAAAAAGAGGCGATAATAAGACTACACAGTTGACGAACATATCCGAAGATTTAATGCAGTTGAGTATTGACTTAAAAATCCCAGTGTTGGTTGTTGTGCAATCGAACAGAGAGGGGGTACACAATGAAGATTTGCAATTAGACAATATCAGGGATTCAGATGGAATTGCTTATAATGCTTCAATCGTTCTTTCAATTCAACAAAAAGAAGAAGGCTTGCAGATACAAGATGTGAAAGCAAGAAATTCAAAAGTTGGAATAAAATGGGTTTATGCTTGGGACACTGATAAAGGTACTTTTGATTATATCCCACAACCTGCAAAAGGAAAAGAAGATGAGGAAAAAAGTGAAGATTTAAGACGCAGATATCACGATAAAGAAAGTGAGGAATATTGATGTTATATTATGATGAAGAATTATATACAGACGCAATAAATCAGTTAGATCATTTTTGTATTGATGTTTTAGATGAATTGAGTGATTTTGCAATCAAAAATGATTATGATAGAGAGTGGGTTTTTGATAAGTTTAAAGAAAGACTTTCTAAATTTAAGTCCCACTTATATAAGAGGTGATGCGGAATGATAAAACTACAAGATGCAATCATACAATCCGATACTCAATCAATATTAGATATGCTTAAATTTGATTTGGCACAGCATGGAGTTAATAGATTTCATATTTTTAGGAACAATGGAGAAAATGTGCAGACGAATTGTCCTTTCCACAAGAACGGACAAGAACGAAAGCCGTCATTTGGTGTAAATGGTGAGATTGATAAATGCCATTGTTTCTCATGTGGATGGGTTGGAACGATTGAGGAAATGATATCCGAATTATACGGATATCAAGATGAAGGTAAATTTGGAAAAAGATGGCTTATAAAAAGATTCAATACAGTAGAAATTGAAACAAGACCGAATATAATGGAGGGATTTAATGCACGACAAAATTTTACAATTCATAATTCAAAAATATCATACAAGAAAGTTGGAGAAACAGGTAAAACAACTGAAGAAATCGACAAAAAAACTTCGGAAAAGTTTAACGAAATCACAGAAGAAGAATTAGACAAATATAGATATATTCATCCTTATATGTATGAAAGAGGATTAACAGATGAAATTATAGAAAGGTTTGATATAGGTTATGATAGAGAACGAAAAGAAATTACATTCCCAGTTAGAGACATTGAAGGAAGATGTGTATTCATTGCTGGAAGAAGTGTCAAACAAAAGTTCTTCCGACTTCCCAAAGGCTTCGATAAGCCTATCTATTGCGCAGATAAATTTAGAGCTGGAACGTATAGAACGGCTTATATCACGGAATCATTCTTAAATTGCTTGACTTGCTGGAAATATGATAAGCCCTCTATGGCTATGATAGGCACTGGAAATAAAAAGCAGTATGAAATATTAAATAAGTTGCCCGTGCGTGAATATATTCTTGCATTTGACCCGGACGAAGCTGGAAGAAAAGCAACAGAAAGATTTAGAAAGAATGTGCATGGAAAAATAATAAAAGAACTTGTATATCCAGATAATCGAGATATAAACGATTTGCAGGAAGAATTTCTAAAATGTAAAATAATTTTTTGAAAAATTTTTCAAAAAATCACTTGACAATATTACTTTTATGTATTACAATATAATTGTAAATAAGAAATACATACATAGAAAGGGTAGA